CACCCGGAAGAGAGAGAGTCAGAGTTATGACATTGTTTCTGGTTTGCGTTTTAATATTCCTTTGTGTAGAGATTTAGTTGAACGTGAGCGATATGGTAGATTGTGGCGACATAATAAGGAACGTGGGAACTTTTCTACTGTTAATTTTAGAGGCCGTGTGTTTAGGTTGTATATTCCTGTATTAGTTAGACAGCGAGATGTAGAATTAGCTCTACACTCCTTTGTTAGAATTGCTAGTCCACATGAGTTGAGGCAATTGGCAGTCGGTGAGTATGTCGATTGTTTAGCCTTTAAGCAACTCATCGTTAGTCTGGTTAGCCCTAGGAGTTGGCGAAAAGCGCACACATGGACTCCTGTATTGGAAGAGCTTTTTAAAGAAAGTGTGCGTTATTATAATCCGGCGCCTATACCAATAGGTTTTCTTTTTGGTTGGGTTGAATTTGCTGATCGTATATGTTATGGTTTGCATTGGAAAATTTGTTTGCCTGCTTTCCTCTTTCACATCTTGACGGATATAGTAGTTTTTCTTGGTCCCAAGTGGTATCTATCATTGCTGTTTAATATTTTTGTTCATTATTTGTTCAATTATTGGGCTGATAGGACTATGGTTCAAGTAGCTACGATGGGAGCCATGAAAGTTATAGATCAATTCTCTGAATTTCGAAACAACGATTATGTTCAGAGTATTTCACAAATCTTTAACTTGTTGGATCTCCTACTTACGTCGAAGTATCCTATGCGTCACATGACGATGGCTATTTTCAATGCGAAAGAAACCAGATTCCATACAGAAGTCTTTGATTACATTACAGCATTGTTTTCTGGGTACCATGAGATGGGTGCACAGAGTAGTAAAATGGCTCTTGTCGAAGATGAATTCGAGGAAGTTAAGGAAAATTACAGCACCACCGTTAAGACAGAGGTAGAATCCTGGTTTAGTCCGCAAGTGCGTGAGAGCGCATTGTGGCAGAACTTTTGGGCGTTTACAACTGGACTTATTTCGTCTATTGTATTCCCATCTATAGCCGGTTTTTTCGGTTTTTGGGAAACGAACGTTGGGCGTATGGTGTTGCGTGCACCGCAAACGATGGATCAAGGTAAAAAGTTAATTGGTCAAATGATGAATCATATGCTTACTTTTTTCAAGACTGGTTCTTTGTCTTCTTTCTGGAATCCTCCTATAGAATATCGCCTCCGTGATATCTTGGTGACGTCTGAGTTAGTTACTAAGAAGATGGGAGATTTTACTCTTAGAGACCTTCAGAGATACACAGAGTCTTTTGCGATTACCTTAAAATCCATTATGCTCAAAGCTACTCCACTGTCAAAGGAGGAGAGTATGCTTGTTCAGATGTTGCCTGGTAGGGTTGCCTCCTTAACAGATCAGATCTACAAGATGCAAGGTAGAAAACAGCCGTTTTTTATCTTCCTACAAGGTGGAGCTGGAGTTGGGAAGACTGAGATTATTCCCGACTTAGTTGCTGCCGTTAGGAATGCCAATAATCTTGCTCCTGAAGTTCTTGAGTCAGAGTATACATACGTTAATCTGCATGATAAATATCCTGCAGAACGCGCGACTACGGATAAAACCAAAGTTGTGGTCTTTAACGATGTTGAAGAAAACCAAAAAGAACTTGAGAAGAATGGTTTGGTGCCCCTTGACGTTTTGTTGCAACAGGTGTTAGATACAGCTCCGTTCTCTTTTGTAAGTGCAGAATTGTCCAAGAAGTCTATGATATTGAACTCTATTGAGGTTGTTGTTGTAACTTCCAATCAATGCAATTTTGCTTTTGCATCTGATGCTACGCGTTTACAGCGGCGAATGGAGGAAGGAGTTGTTTTTAAACAGCGCATTATTAGTGCTGATCCCAAGAAGGCTGTTAATTTGGACCTAGCGCGAGACTCTGGATATGGTGTAGGCGATGCTTCCCACGCTGAGATTAAGAAAATGGACGAGGTTACTCGCAACAAGAACACGTACTTTGAGAAGTTGGATATCAAGATTTCAAAGAATGTCATGAATTTGACTGAGACTGGAATTAAGATGCATCAGTTTGACTTTTTGAAGCATGTGGGCGAAGTCGCCACGAAATTTACACAGCGTCAGGAAGCAAATGTCACTCGCAAACGTACAAGGTGTGATTGTGGGATTTCTTCTTCGCTTCACATTAACTCTGATGGAGAATTTAACCTCATTGGGAAGAATTGTCGTCAGGTTATAGAGGTCTTAGACGCGCACATCGAGAAAGGCAATACAGAACCTTACGAAGTTCACCCATCACGTACAGTGAAACAAGTTCATCATTTCATTAGTCCAGATCAGCTCGAGAAGATTGCTGAAGAGACGAGTGAGCATTACGTCGAGATGGCTGCTGGAGATCCTTGGTACACTAGGGGATGGCTTGGCAAGTTTTATTTTAAAATTCGTGCCATTCCCAGACCCGTTTTTACTGATGATTTTTCAGCTACCTATCGTGAGGCCAATGAGAAATTAGCCCTCACTGAGCAATATCTTACTCTTGCGTGGAGTTTGGCTACTTTTGTGTTTCACTTTGTGTGTGTGCAAGCAGCTATTTTTGTTGTTGGCTACGCGTTGAGCTATTTTTCCTTTGATGTTTCGTATCACTTGTTGCTTTTGCCGACGTATTTGTTGATGTCATTTGTGGTGATTTTGGCTCTAGCAGTCAAAACGACGGAGTTGCATAAGTTAGCCCCGTTTGTCTCGGGTTATGCTCCAAAGTCTTTGCACAATTTTTACTTTAAGATGTGGCAAATACTTACGTGGCGCACCATAAAGCAACATCAAATGCTCTTGGCGGCACTATGTGGTTTGTTGACGTTTGCCATATATTATGCCGGTGCTAAGCAGTCCAAATGTGAGAATGAAACGTACAATGAAATGGGTGAGAAAACAGTGTTAAGAGATAATGTGGAATCTGAGAGTTTGAATGATCCACTGTTCAGAGCTGTTAGTATATACCCTAAGAAGGAAGAAAATGTTCAGAAATGGCGCAGACAAGAAGCTTATCCGATTTATAATCCTACTAAGTTGAATGTTAATTGCGATGGCTTATTTAAAAAAGTCATGGGTAACACCATTGACATAGCTTGTGCCGAATCTGGGCAGCGTCTGCATGGATTGTGGTTGAACAATGAGATTCTCATGTTCCCACACCATTTCATCCGCAATGTGCCTCCTGAGAAAATGGAATTTCACATTCATCCTAATGTGATGGAGCGAGCTGTTCAAACCAATCATGAGCAATCGTTCAAATTACATAGGGATGATTGTTTCGTTTTTAGCAATGATCTGGTGTTTGCCAGGGTTGTGAGGCCTAGGACGGCGCATAATCTCATTCCATATCTTTTTCCGAATGTGAATTTGGGAGCTGTCGAAGCTTATTGGCAATACGGTGCCACTACTCTTAGTGCAAATCCGTTGTTGGGAGGAGAAATTTCCTTTTCCCTTGCTTCTGACGTTGGAGCGATAGAAGGGAATTGTGGTCTTCCCATTCTTGCTAAAGTCGGCAGCAATTGGGGATTGGCTGGGATGTTCGTTGGTCTCAGAGATAAGAGAGGCGTTGGGACCTACATTACCATGCAAGCTGTTGATCATTTTAAGAGGAGTACTTACATTCCTTTGAGTGAAACTTGCTTGGATCAAGATGTGGCGAATTTGATTTCAACAATGCCTAACTTTACCACTACTTTGCCGGACAATTCTTCCTTAGTCTCTGCTCCACCGTCAGTTTTTACTGAAATTGTTGGTTCTTCCAATAACCCCGGAACTAGTTTCAATACCGTCATGCGGCCCAGTGTTTTTCATAAGCACTTGGCAACAAATTTAGTTGAGAAATATGTTCCTCCTCCCACGCGTTGTGAAAAAGGGTCTTTGGTACAAACTCCTGATGGAGAGAAATGGTTGGATCCGTATATTGTGGCCAATAAGAACTTGAATAAAGTGTCCGATGAGAGTTTTTCTGAACGCTACGAAGCGATAGAGGAATTGTTTTCACTGAGCGAGCCAGTTCAAAGTAGCCCCTTGTCTTTGACTGATGCTTTTTTCGGGACAGAGTTCGCTAGTGATATAGAGCGTATCGAGTTCACTACCTCATTGGGTTACTATCAGCGCCTCAAAGGGAGACGCAATAAGAAGGACTTGTTCGACTTGAACGATAATGACAAGTATGAGTTGGCTCCTGACTTTAAAGCGGATGTTGTGCGAACAATTGAGCGCTTGAAGAAAGGAACAGTGATGCCTGTTATTGAGTACAGTTATAAAGACGAAGTTCGTCCTTTGGAAAAGTTTCTCAAGAAAAAGCTGAGGATTTTCTGTGTAGTAGATTTCACTTTCAATATCATTTTGCGCATGTATGTTTTGCCATTGATTAAACAGTTGATGGGAGACTACAAGAAGACTGAAGCTACGGCAAATATGAACGCTACGTCTGCACAGTGGCACGAACTGTATGAATACATGGAGTCTTTTCAAGGCAAGTACTTTGACGCAGACGGTGTCACTTTTGACGTCGCAGTGCATAAGGTGTTTTGTCCTTTGGCTCTATATTTATATCGGTATGCTCAGAAGTGTGGATGGGCTGAATGGGAATGTTGTGTGGTTTATTTTGCCACCGTTTCCTGTAGTAGGTACATTATCATCCACAAGGGAGATGTTGCTGTTCGTAACAAAAGTTTGCCGTCTGGATTTATCCTCACCTTGCACTTCAATTCAATAGCAAATTCCACTAACTTGAGGATCGCTTATAGGAGAGTCACGAAAAAGCCCATGTCAGCATTTCGCAAATACTTTAGGCAGATTGTTACTGGAGATGATTACGGTGGAAAGTGTAATTTGCCGGAGGAAATCCTCCCAAAGTTGAGTGAACAACTTTGGGCACTTGGTCATGAAACGACTTGTGGAGACAAAAGCGGAAGCTTGAAGTATATGAATTCTATAGAAGATATGGTGTATCTCAAGAGGAGATTCATGTGGCATAAGGATATTCAACAAATGGTTGGGCCGTTGGCGCAAGACTCTATTTGGAAAGCCTTATGTTTTGAGCCTAAAAATGCCAAACCCAGCGTCGTCGAAAGGTTGAATCAGGTTTTCCGACAAACCCAAAGAGAAGCGTTTCTATGGGGCAGAGAATTTTACTCTGACTTCCAAAAACAGCTTCAGGCAGCGTTTGCTGAGGAGGGTAGGTCAGCTTATTATGAGGAGCATTTCATTCCTTATGATAATTTGGTTGCTGACTACTGCTCTGATTCTCTGTGGATGACAGGGTTATAAGCGCAGAGTTCGGCTTCCGCTTGTGTGCCGTTAAACACAAGCGTAGGGGTCGTAGGGTCAAGCCATAATTTGACCTAGGGTCTTACGAGAACCGAACTGTATATACTGCAATATATTGTATCTTGCTTGTTTTCTAGCGATATATGTGATCTTTATGTACTTTATGACAGAACTTTCGCTGTTTGCATGGTAGAGTAACCATACAAACTTGTAGCCAAATTTACTCGCTTCAGCCAATCAAAATAATCAAAATTCCGTCGAAAAAGTAGTTTCCGACGACAAAACCAACACCATGATAGCCGATATGTACGATACTCATGTAGTCCAGTCCAAAGGTCCGGATTTATTTTATGAGAATGAAGTGTATAACGACTATTTGTCTCACTACATCTTAATGCACGATTTAGTGTGGGCCGCTACTGATACTGCTTATACCAGGTATCCTCTTGGTAGAGATCTCTTTGATGACATTTACCAAAAAGCACTTGCTGGTCGTGGACCTTTTATCACCTTGGATACTTTCAAGTATTTCACAGGTAGGATTAAGATCCAGATAGTATATCAAGGCTTCACGCAAGCTGCGGGCAAAGCTCTTTTTTATTTTGATCCCAAGACTAGAAATTATCAAGACACTGGGAACAAATATACTACTGCATTGCCTGGCCGTGGAAGAGTGCATACCGTGCCTCATATCACAATTGATCCTAGTAAGTCCTGCACATGTGAAATCATCTTGCCTTGTCCAACTCCAGAAGGGGTTTGGTACAAAAATGACGAGACTACGAATTTCACTGGATCTTATGCTTGGGGTCTTTACATTTATAATCCGTTGATTTCTGGCACTGACGCTGCGACACCGGACATCAACATTAAAGTGTACGCCTCTTTTGAAGGGTTACGCCCCCAAGCTATGCAACTTCTTGGAGAAGTAGCTGCTGAGGAATCGACCAAACCTCTTCTTTCCACTACGGCTACGGCACTGTCAAATGCTTCAGCTGCTTTGGTGGATGTTCCAGTGATAGGAAAATTCGCTACCACTTTTTCAGATGTTTCTGGACGTGTTGCTTCTTTTTTGAAGTACATTGGTTTTTCCAAACCAGAAGTCCAATCGCATTCTCATATCATTATCAATAGATTGTTCGACAATTGGTCCCATATTAATGGGGATAAATTTTCGTATAATCTAGGGTCTGATGAGAAGAATGCAATATCTGCATCAGACACAATGTTTCCTGTCGGCGATATGACTCACATGGAATTCTCCAAAATATGTGCCATTTCTGGTATCTGTTCTAACTTCACCCTTACTACTGCACAGGTCCCAGGAACATTGCTAGTTAGTCTCCCAGTAACACCAATCTACTACACTGGTGCTGTAGGTCAGGGGAACGAATTGCCTCCGCTTGCGCATGCTGTAGCAGCATTCGAGTATTGGCATGGCGAAATCACATTTGAAGTTGAAATTATTTGCAGTATTTTTCATCGTGGCTCTATACTTATCGCTCATGATCCAACCAGAACTTTGGTTGGTGGCGATTTCGTGTATGCTCAGCAGGCACTCAACTCCAAGATTGTGAATTATAGTGGTAATACTACTTTCGAGTTCACTGTTCCTTGGAGACAGCCGATACCATGGCTGCGTAATAGGGACATTGGGAGCCTAAGTTTCGATGATGAGTCTTGCAATGGTACTCTTAACTTTTTTGTTATGAATCCTTTGAAATCCAATGGTAGCACAGATTCTGTGAGATGCAACGTTTTCTACAGGTCTAAGGACATGAAATGTATGTACCCTTCAATTGGACAACTTTCCCCTAGTTTGGGTGAATATGCTGGTCAAGATAGGGTTACTGCTCCCATCAGGATTATTAGAGATTATCAAGCCATGTCTTGCATGGACATGAGTCCAGTCGTCCCTGATGACTATGACCCCGAGAATTCTTCTGATATCTACATGCGATTTGGGGGAGAAAATCTCATGGAATCCACGAAAAAACTCAGTTCCAAATTGGCGTTGAATTACACTTCGTTGAATACCCGTACTACGCCCAGTACCACGCTTGGAACCTATTTGGTAACGCATTCCAGTTTTGGAGCAAACCCGAACATCTTCGATGGTATTCAGGATATCAAATGGACCTATTTGACGTGGTATGGCTCTGCCTATATGGGATTTAGAGGTTCCCAAACATTTAGTGTGGTTCCTAAAAACTGGGGAACGGACACAGTTATGTGGGTACAGCAAACTCGTGGGGCCAAGATGTATGATACCAACACTGAGGTGATCAGCAAAGGTGAAGGGTCCATGGCGTACATACGTAAAGGCATGACCAACAATCTTGATTTCACAGTTCCATTTTATGAAGTCGGCTACTATATGCCCATCATGACATGGTTGGTCAATGCTCCCCGAGCTAATGTCTTTGCAGTGCAGACAGACAACGACGATGGTGTTTCTACCTATGATTCCGATTTTGAGGTCTTTTCGGGCATAGGAGAAGATGGTGTCTTTATCAATTATGTGGGTTTTCCTGCGTTTGATTTGGCATAAATGTACCATATTTAAAACAGTTTCCGGATCTGGATAAACCGGGCTTCGGATAAGCGTATCTTAATG